GGACATCTTGCTGATATCACCGTTGGCGTCAAGGATACCGTTTGTAAACTCTCCAAGCAGAGCGTTGCCTTCGGTTGCAAGGTCAGTGAGTACCGGGAGAAGCACCGTGCCGAGAGCGTTTTTGGCAGCGGTTGCACCTACATTGAGGTACTGCAACTGGTCATCCAACGCACCATAAGCGTTCAGCATATCATCGCTGACAACGTAACCGGCAGCACGTGCTTGTTCACCGAGTTCGTTCATCCTTCCGGCACCCGCCTCAATAAGAGGGTTCAGTTCCTGGGCGGACTTGCCGAGGATTTGCATTGCAAGGGCGTTTCTCTCGGTTTCATTTTCAACCTTACCAAGGGCGTCTATGACTTCCCAATACACTGTGTCGGAGTCGCGCAAACTGCCGTCAGCGTTGGTAACCGAAACACCAAGTTTATCGTAGGCTTCCACTGACAGCTTGGTACCGTCTTGCACCGCCTTCATAGACTTGATTTGCTTTGCCATTGACTTGGTGAGAGTATCGGTCGATACATCCACCAATTCGGCAGCGTACATATACTCTTGGAGCTTGTCGGTTGCAATTCCCGTTACAGTAGATTCCGTAAGGACGGTATCGGCATAGGCCGCACCTTCTTTGGTCATCTCAATAAGAGCTTTACCTCCGGCAATGGCGGCAGCGGAAACGGCTGCGAAGGCGGCGGCAATAGTCGCAGCGGCAGCCTTACAAGCTGTACCGAGTCCAGAGAACTTGCCACTGGCATCGTCACTCTGTTCACCTGCATTTTCAACCTCATCACCGAACTCGTCAACCTTATCTTCCGCGTCATCGAACTCACGAGAGGCTTGGTCAAGGGCATCGTTATTGTCCTTGAGTTCACGCTCCATATTGTTAAGGGCAGCAGTAGCATTGTTAAGCTGAATCTGCCAGTTTTGTGTACGTCTGTCGTTCTCACCAAAGGAGGACGAAGCGTTCTCAAGAGCAGCACGGAGCGTTTCGATTCGCTGCTTTTGAGCCTCGATTTCCTTGTTTAGTACCTGGTTACGGGCGGTGAGGGCCTCGACAGAATTATCGTTCTTTCCAAATTGGGACTCAACGACCTTCATTTCCGAGCCGAGAACCTTAAAACTCTGATTGATATCCGCCAGAGCTTTCTTGAATTCCTTTTCACCCTCAAGCCCGATCTTTAGACCGAAGTTATCTGCCATTTAACCACCACCTTTCGTCAGATTCCGTCCGGGACAATGTCATCAATGAAGCGTTCCCGTTTCGGCTTGGCGATGCCAGTGTACTGTTTGTGGCACTCCCAAAGGTCAAGGAGTAAGCCAAACGGCATCAGCCACACTTCATCCCAGGACAGATGAAGCTGACCGATGCCGTAATATAAAAGTCGAGTAAATAACTCTTCATCACTTACTCGACCGCCGCGTTTTTTGGGTCATCCTCGCTCTGAATATTACGCTTGGTGCCCTTAAACATAGCCTCGGTGATTGCCACCTTGAAGGTGGTGAGGTCTGCCGGAGTTGTGAGGATTTCCACATACTCTTCAGTGAGCAGGTCGCGGGGTTCATCCTTGTGCTGAATGTTGTGAACCAAAATGGTCTGGTTAGCAAGCAAGGTGATGAGCCATACGATTTCACCGATAGCCATTTCAAAGTTTTCGCTCTTCATCAGCTTTTCACCCAGGTTTTCAAGACCACCGTAACGGGCAGCGATTTCCTTGGTAGCTTTGGTGGAGAGCAAGAGCGTGTGTTCCTCATTACCGATGAGGATAGTTGCGGTGCGTTCCTTATCCATAAATCAAGACCTCCTTATTCTGTCTTTGCGGGAGTGGCAGAAGCGTAGCTGGGTTCGTACACCTGCTTATACCAGTTGGTGATAACTTCCGCTTTGATAGCGCTGTCACCTTCGGTAGCCTCAACCTTCCAGGGATGTTTTCCGGCACCATCCACCTTGTTACGGCGCATAATCGTGCCTTCGATGGTGGGAGTGTTAAAGGTAATGCTGTCACCCTTGGTAGCGAGAGCAGTGGCGGGAATACCGAATTTTACTCGGTACAGCCAGAAGTAACGGTACTTGCCGTTAGACTTCTTTGCACGGAAACCGATAGCAACGGGAGTGCCACCGTCCTCTGCGGTGGATACCACAACACCGTTATCATCGATAGTCGCGCCGGTGAGGTCGGAAGCAACGCTGCCGCCCAGGTCATCAACACCGAGGGAAAGCGTACCGCTTTTGAACTCCTTGACGATTTCGGCAGCACCGTCATCGGCATACAAGGTTGCTTCAGCCAATTCCACAGAAAGGTCTGCGGTCATTGCTTTTGCAAGCTGAGTAGGAGTTGCGTAGCTTTCATTGCCCTCGGCATCTTCGGTGATTTTGGAGTAAAAGAGTTTATCAAGACCGATAGTTGCCATATAGGTTATTCCTCCATTTCGTAGTGATTGGCCACATCAATGTTGTAGTGATGGTAGCCGGTCTCGGTTTCATAGCCGACATACTGTCTGCCGGTTATGGTAATGTCGGCAGCAAGCAAGGCACGAACAAGTGCGTTCTTTTCCTTGGTGTAACTGCCTTGGGTATACAAAGAAAGACGTGCTTCCTGCACGTCAACTTCGGGTTGGTTATCTGCGTGAACTGCAAAGGTATCTGTAAGTGGAACAACTACGATGTACTTGTCGGGTGCCTTATCCGTAAACACCCCCGTTTCAATGGGAATGCCCAGGGGACCGATTATCTTTTGCATATCTGTAAGAATACTCATAATTTATCGACCTCCTCTTGAAACTTTCGCTTCATAGCCTCTTGGCACGGTGTCTTGGATGCGGACTTCGCTGGTTTCAAAAACGGTTTTGCAGGCTGTCCGTGTCTGCCGTACTCGATAATATTTGCGATTTTCGCATTGCTTCCACCATCTGAACGAGGCTCGGAAAAGCCAATCTTGATATTGTAGTTGCCATCACGGTCAACCTTTACGGGTGTAAGACCGAGGGAGCGTTCCAGTTCACCCGTGCTGCGAGACTCATACTGTGTCCCTTTGCCGATTACAGAAGAAAGGTTGCTTTTTACTTTGGAAAGAACGACCTCACCACCGGCTTCCAAGACACGCTCGGAAATCTCATCAGTACGGTCAGCCAGCTTGGACAGCTTTTGCAGGAAATCATCCGGCATCATTACTTCAGCCTTTGCCAACGGTACTCACCACCTTTTTTGCAAGCACCTCCACATACATTCCACGGCTTTTGACGTCTTCGACAGAAGTAATGTCGAACCTGCCATCCTCGCATACAAGGATGTGGTCGGTAGTAACGTCAATGCCGGGAATGCTACGGAAACGGAAAAGGTCAGTGGCTTCGGAGAAAGCCGCCAAGTTTGCCCAACGCTGTGAGCCGTGTCGACCTTCTCTGTAAGCACGGACAGAAGCGAGGATTTCCTCAGCGTCAACCGTGAAACCCTCGCTGTCCTTTTTCTTGGTTACGGAAACAATGTCGATGAAAGTGTTCATTTTGCCAAAACTCATACTCACACCTTCCAATCTCGGTCAAGTCTTAAGAGCAGATTGACCGTGTTCCACACCTGCTGTGCTGCCTGGGGATTATCCTGGAAGAAACCACCCGTGCTACCGTCCCTCGACTCATAAAAATGAGAGGACAGCATTACAACTGCCTGCTCGGTAGTAGGTGGCATTGGGTGGTCTTTATAATGTCCTTCCGGAATATGCTGATAACTCTCCGCATAAGCGGTGGCAGCGGTGATGTAGCCTTCGAGCAGACCATCATCTTCGCTATGCGTAAGAATTAAATTGTCCTTTACTCTTTGAAGCAGATTTGCCATTCTACATCACCGCCTTCCCATTACGCAGTGGCAGTACCCTTCATCTGAAGAACCTTAACGGCTTCAGGGAGGATGAGCTTACCATCGAGGCGCTTGGTAGCAAGGAAACCGACCTGACCGGAATCCGCATAACGCTCGTTGAGGCGCTTGAAGGTGATGCCCTGGCGGTCACCGATCCAATAGAAGTGGAGGTCACCGAACACGGC